CAGAAGAATACTAACTTGATTGGCGGTTATGAATGGGTTGCGACCTTAGATTCTAAAACGACTTTTGTCTGCATGAGCCGTGACGGTAAAAAGTACGACATAACATCTCAAGTTATACCGCCTGCACATTACGGTTGCCGATCTACTACGGTTCCGACAATAAAGCCTGAGTTTGACTTGGGTTTAGACGTTAAAACAACTAGACCCGCCATAGGTGCTGACGGTGTCCAACAGGTAGACTCAAAAACAACTTATGGTGGTTGGTTGAGGACACAAAATAGAGAATTTGTAGATGAGGCGCTAGGAATAGAGCGTTCTCGATTATTTAGGTCAGGGAAATTGTCTTTGGATAAATTTGTTGACCCAACAGGAAGGGTTTATACTCTTCCTCAACTGGAAAGCATGAATCCAATTGTGTTTTCCGATTTCTAAGGCGATCCGTGATCGTCAGGTTTGTGACCAAAGGTAAATAAAATGACTGAAGAAACTAATACAGAGACTGAAAACCAAGAAACACAAGTAAGCGCAGAGGTTGAGCAATTAATGGCTGATAATGCTGCCATGAAAGCTAAGATGGACGAATTACTTACTGAGGCTAAGAAAGCAAAGCAAGCAAAACGTGACATTGAATCTGAAACACAATCTGAGCGTGAAAGAATAGCAAAAGAGAAGGGTGACTACGAACAGCTACATAAGTCGTCACAAGAGAGATACGAATCTACTGTTGCTGAACTTGAATCTTTACGGGGAACCATAGCGCAAGAAAAGAAAGGCAATGTTGCTATGAAATTAGCCGCTGAAATCGCCGATGGAGCTAACGCAGAACTGCTCAGTGAGTTTATTGGGCGGCGTTTGAAGTTTCACGATGATGGTGTTAAAGTCACCGATAATAGTGGTAATTTGACGGTAAGTTCGCTTTCCGACTTGAAAACAGAGTTTCAAAACGATGCAAGGTATTCTGCATTGTTAAAGGGCAATCAATCATCAGGTGGCGGTGCTTCTGGTGGCTCAAATAGTAGCGGTGCTACAAAAGTAAGAAATCGTGCTGAATTTGAGGCACTTAACCCAGCTAAGCGGATGGAATTTATTAAGTCCGGTGGCACTATAACTAATGATTAAAAGGTAAATTAAAATGGCTGAGAATAACATCACATCAATCGTACCAGATATCTATGAAGCTCTGGACGTTGTATCTCGCGAACTAACAGGTCTTATCCCTGCTGTAACTATGAATGCTAGTGCTGAACGCGCTGGTTTAAACCAAAACATCGTTGTTGATGTTGAGCCTGCTGGCAATGTTGCAGATATTACTCCTGCAATGGCTATCCCTGATCCTACTGGTCAGACTTCTGGTTCAACTAACATCCAAATCACTAAGTCTCGCGCTGCTGAGTTTGGATTCATTGGCGATCACCAGAAAGAGCTGAACACTGGCCCTGGTTACCAGAATGTTCGTGCAGCTAAGATTGCTCAGGCAATCCGCTCTGTTGTGAACGAAGTAGAAACTGACCTCGGTGGTCTTCAGTCTACTTTTAGCCGTGCATACGGTACTGCGGCAACTACTCCTTTTGGAACTGCTAACGATTACACTGATGCATCTAACGTCCTGAAGATTCTGAAGGATAACGGTAGCCCACAGTCTGACAATCAGCTTGTTATCAACACTTCTGCTGGCGCTAACTTCATCGGTAAGCAGTCTGCTGTAAACTCTGCTGGTACTGACTCTATGCTTCGTCAAGGCGTTTTGCTTGATCTAGCGGGTATGCCTCTTCGTGAGTCTGCTCAGATTCAGAACTCAGTTTCTGGTACTTCTGCAAACGCTGTAGTAAACGCTGCTCTTACTGTAGGTCAAACTAGCATCACACTTAAAGCTGCTGGTACTGGCACTATTGTTACTGGTGATGTAATTAGCTTCGCTGGCGACCCTGAGAAGTATGTTGTACAAACTGGTGCTGCTGCTGTATCTGGCGCAACTATCGTTATCTCTGCTCCAGGTATCCAGAAAGCTCAGGCTGTTGGCGACAAGGCAATCACCATCACTGCTGCTTCTGCTCGTAACATGGCGTTTAACCGCTCTGCACTTGTACTAGCTGCTCGCGCTCCAGCCCGTCCTGAAGAGGGTGACATGGCTGAAGACGTAATCCTGATCACTGATCCACGTTCAGGTCTTACAATGGAATTTGCAATGTACAAAGGCTACAGAAAAGTACGTTACGAAGTTGGTCTAGCTTGGGGTGTTAAAAACATCAAGCCAGAGCATACCGCTCTATTGTTGGGTTAAGTCTAAAGATAGCCATCTCCTTCGGGGGGTGGCTTTTTAGGATTGTGATATAAGCAGTAACTCTTAAAAGGCTAAACAATGTCATCACAAGGTATCAGGCTTTCTACATCTAAAAAAGGTGATACTTCTCACGAATTGGTGACAAGATTAGACCGCCTTCCTGTTGATAATATAAACAATGATATTGGGCGTGGAAATGTACAGGGTGCAAAGTACTTTTCATCTTTTGGTAGTGCATCTGTACAGGGTGCTGGCTCAAAAAGAATTGTTTCAACACAAGCTAGTTTTCCAGACCCTTTAACTTCAGGGACTCAGTTCTCTTTTAGAAGCACTAGCGGAAATGACATTGCTAATGGTATTGGTATTAGGTCTATTGAGATACACTATCTCGATAATGAACTTGAAGAACAATCCGAAATAATAACCATGGCTGGTGCGTCTTTAGTTACAAGTGTCGCAACAGATATCCGGTTTATTAATGAAATGCACGTCTATACTTTTGGTTCAGGCAGTGGCAGTATTGGTAGGGGCCATGCTCAAGGTATTATTACCGCTTTGGCTTTTGGTGTTGTTCGTTCCACAATTATGATTAATCAAAGGTTACAAAAATCTAGTGCTAGAATGGTTCCAAAGGGCAAAAGGCTTTTTGTTGCTGACACTACTGTAGGTTCGTCTAGCGGTAGTGCTGATGCTAGATGTACATTTACGTTAGTAGCAAGCCAGTACAACAGTAAATTATTTGACGATCCGTTTTTGTTTATTCCGTATAACGCGATGTCAACCCAAGATAGTTCAGTTTTATTTACACTTCCTGTGCCTTTGCAGTTCTCTGAGGGGACGGTAGTTGCATTTGAAGTGTCACACGATAAAACTTGCACAGTAGAAGCAGCCTTTCACGGTTGGATTGAGGATGTATAAATGGCAACAATAGTTGTAGAGACAGGTGCAGGTTTAACTAATTCTAATTCTTACGTTAGCGCGTCAGACTTGTCCACTTATGCTGCGGATCGCGGCATTACATTAACTGGTACATCTTCTGTCTTGATATTGAAGGCGATGGATTACTTAGAATCTAAGATGTTTATTGGCACTAAAACAAGCATCGCACAAGCTCTGCAATGGCCTCGATACGGCGCTGAGGTTGATAACTATTATGTCGATTCAGCCGATATCCCAACCTTGCTGAAAGAGGCTGAGATGGAGCTTTGTATAGCAATTGATGGCGGCGTTAATCCACTGGCTAACCAAGGCCGTGAAACGCTAAAAGAAAAAGTTGATAGCATTGCTGTCGAATATAAGGCAAGCTCAAGAGCAGATACATATCTTACTGCGGCTGAGACAAAGATGAAAAAGCTACTTATTAAAACTGCTAGGGTGATCCGTGTTTGATTACGCTACATTACGCAAAACTGCTGCCGGCCTGATTAAAAACTTTGGCGCTGAAGCTGTTATTACCCGTGATGTTGGTAGAAGGTATAATCCAACGTCAGGGTCGTTGTATACGGGTTTAACTAATGAGCTAAAGCTCAAAGCAGTTAGATCGCAATACGGGCAGTTTGAGAAATCAACAATGTCTATCCAAGTGGGTGACATTAAGCTGTTAGTTGAGGCAGGATTAGGTGAGCCGTTAATCGACGATAATTTGTTATTTGACGGCATTAATTACAGAGTCATGCAGGTTGATACTACTTCTCCTTCGGGTACGGATGTGTTCTATGAGCTTCACCTTAGACCTTAAAGAATTTGCAGAGAAATCACATCGTGACGCATTGGAAGTGGTGCAAGTAACTGCTATTGACTTGTTTAGTAGGGTTGTAAAAGCTACTCCAGTTGGTAAGCCAGAGTTATGGAAGCCTGCGGGTGAGCGTAAAGCCCCTAAAGACTATAAGCCTGGTAAGCTTAGAGCTAACTGGCAAGCAAGCGTGTCTACGCCAGAGAAGTCTATTTTAGATATACGAGATACTAACGGTGCTAACACTATAGCCGGTATAACTAAAGTAGTTCAGTCTTCAACTGGTCAAAATTTGTACTTGGCCAACAATCTTCCTTATGCGGGTAGAATTGAGTTTGGTGCTTACTCTACTCAGGCTCCCGCTGGAATGGTAAGAGTTAATGTAGCGGCTTTTCAGCAAGCAATTGATAAGGCTATAAATAAGGTAGTCAAATGAGTACAGTGTTTTCAGATATTAGTACAGCATTAGATGTGAGATTAGACTCTCTTGCAGGCCGATCCCCTATAGCTTGGGAAAATATTGGTTTTAAGCCAGTCAAGAATAAATTATATCTAAGGCCGACTCATTTACCAGCCCCTACAGTTCAAGCAGGCTTAGGTAATGGCGGTTTAGATGAATATGTAGGTATATACCAAATAGATGTGTTTGCTCCAGCAGGTAAAGGCCGAGGAGCTTCAGAGAAGAAATTAGATGCTATTGCTGACCATTTTAAACGTGGTACTGATTTGTTGTACAATGGTGTTTATGTTCGGCTTGGTAATGTATCAAGAAACGCAGGATTTATTGACGAAGAAAGATTCGTCACTTCAGTAACAATTAATTATATGGCTCATGTAGCGCCGAGGTAAATTATGACTATAGCAACAGGTTCACGACACAATTTGGCGTATGTAGCCGAATCTACGTTTGGTACTACTCCAAGCACCCCAGGCTTCCAAAACTTGCGCCACACTGGTACAACTTTGGGTCTATCTAAAGATGCAATCGAATCAGAAGAATTGCGCGATGATCGTCAGATCGCTCACTTTCGTCACGGCAACAAAAATGTTTCTGGTGATGTAAACGTCGAGCTGTCTTACGGAACATTTGATGACTTTATTGAAGCTGCTTTAGCAGGAACTTGGGCAACTAACATTCTTAAAGCAGGTACAACTCGCAGAAGCTTTACTATCGAGCGACACCATGAAGATATTAATAAGTATTTGCGATCTACTGGTTGCAGTATTAATACAATGTCTTTGTCTGTTGCACCTAATTCAATGATTACAGGCTCGTTTGGCGTGATTGGTAGCGGCTTTGCGGCAACCGGATCAGCTATAACAGGATCGACTTACAATGCGGAAACTACTACCGCACCATTTGACTCATTTACTGGATCAATTACTGAAGGCGGTTCTTCTATTGCTATTGTTACTGGACTAGAGCTAAGTATTGATAACGGTATGGAAGCACTATACGTTGTTGGTCAAGATACGACTCTTGAGCCATCTATCGGTAAGTCTACTGTGACAGGTTCCGTAACTGCTTACTTTGAAGACATTACACTGCTTAACAAGTTTGTGAACGAAACAGAGTCTTCTTTGCAGTTCACATTAACTGACTCAGCAGGAAAAGATTATATTTTCCTAATGCCTAAAATTAAGTACAACTCTGGTAACCCAGAAGCAGCAGGCCCTGGTGCAGTAACTATTTCATTGGATTTTGTAGCTCTTTATGATTCTACAGCAGCAACCCAGTTGAAAATTACACGCCAACCCTAGTAATATAAAAGCTACAAACCTAAAGGGGCTGAAAAGCCCCTTAATTAACTCTGGAGAGAGAGTATGGATTTAAAACAGTTATACACTGCTGACGCGCACAACGAAGGCGTAGAGATATGCATTAAAAGCCCCTTAGACGGCAAAGAAACTGATTTCTATGTAACCGTAATGGGTGTGGACTCTAAAGCGTACAGAGAGGCTGTCAGGGCTTATCACAGGAAGCTGCTTAATAAGGAAGAGGGTGGTGAGATTGATCTTCTTGTATCGGTGACTAAATCTTGGAGAGGTCTTCAAGATCAAGGTAAAGATGTTAAGTTCAGCCCAAAGGTTGCTGCTAAGTTATATAATCAATCACCTAATGTTGCATCTCAGTTAGATGCTGCTGTAGCTGACCGCAAAAATTTTATCAAGGGCTAATTGAAGAGTTAGAAGCCTTTGGTCAGTGGCATTTTTGGGCTGCTGGCTATGATAAAGGTTCTAAAGTTAGCCGATTAGATAATCTAAATCAAATAGCAAAATCTTTAGGTAGAAACCCTAAAGAGCTAGACGAGAAACCTACTTTGCGTGATCAACTCACTTATTTGTGGGTTCTTTTCGTGTCTCTCAAGAATGCTTCCAGTGGCGTTATCAGTTATACTCAAATCAAAGATTACATGGCTATCTATGGCAACTTATCTACTTTTGAGGTAGATGCAATTAGATCGCTTGATTTATTGCATTCTAAAGAGACTAATAATCATGGCTGAAATTAATACGCTAATTATTGGCGTTGAAACAAAAGGCGCTAAAGAAGCTGCTACCGAATTAGATCATTTAGCTAAATCTGGCGAGAAAGCAGAGAAGACAACCAAAGGCGTTGGCAAGGGAGCTGGTCAAACTGTTGCGCCATTTAAAGCTATGCGAGGCGCTACCCAGCAAGCCTCTTTCCAGTTGCAGGATATTGCAGTACAGGCGCAATCAGGTACAGATGCTTTCATTATTCTTGGTCAGCAGGGGCCGCAACTTGCCTCTATCTTTGGCTCAGGCGGCGCTATTTTCGGTGCTGTCATTGCGTTTGGTGCTTTAATTGGCGGGTTGTTAGTTAGCCAGTTCAATAATGCGTCAGAAGCTTTTGAAGCACTTGAAGAAGATATGCAATCACTTGGTGATAAGTTTGATGCACTTGGCCCTGCTGCCAAGGAATACGAAAGGTCTTTATCTGTTAAAAAGGTCGAAAATTTTGATAAAGCTATAGCAGAATTAAGCAAAGAGCAAGAAAAAGGTATAAAACTTACTTACAACCACGCAACAGGGCAGGCCGTTGCCGGTGAAACTACAGAGGCATATACCGAAAGACAACAGAAGCTTGCTGCTGAAATTGAACGATTAAACGCTTTAAAGGATGAAGAGATATCTAGGACTGATGATGTAACACAAGCAACTCTAGATGCTGCTGAGGCAGATCGAAAGTACACAGAAAAGTTACGGGATGAGTACGCACAGCTTACATTAACTGGAGATGAGTTACTTAGATATAACGCTCTTAAAAATGGAGCTTCTGCCGAGTCACTTGCCGCTGCTGTTGCACTACAGCAAGAAATCAATGCTATAAAGGCAAAAAATGAAGCTGACAAAGAAGCTGCCAGAATAAAAGAAGCTAAGACTAAAGCTGATGACAAAGCTGCCCAGCAAGCGAAAGCAAAACGTGAAGTCATGATAGCTGCTGCTCAAAAGAATCTTACTGTAATTGAGCAGTCATTGATGAGCGAGAGAGAATTGATAGCTGCTTACGCGGCTGAAGATATAGCCCGTCTAGCTGCTGATCGTGATGCTGGGTTAATCAGCCTACAGGAATTTACTACTGCTAAAGCGCAAATTGAATTAGATGCTGCTAATAAAAGTGTTGCTCTTGTTCAAACGGAAGAAGAACAGAAAAAAGCTATTAGGGAGCAATTACAAAGCCAAGTAATAGGTCAAGCTGGTCAATTAGCTGGTCAATTAGCTGGTATGGCAAAAGCAGCATACGGTGAAGAGTCGGCAGCTTATAAGGCAGCTTTTCTTGTACAGCAGGGTATTGCTATAGCATCTGCAATTATGAGTACTCAAGTCGCAGCAGCAGCAGCTCTTGCTCCTCCACCTATAGGTTTAGGCCCAATAGCAGGTGTAGGTCTGGCTGGATCAATTCAAGCAATGGGTGCAGTCAATGTCGGTATTATTGCAGGTCAAACTGTTGCAGGTCTTGCTAGAGCTAACGGCGGTCAGGTTAGAGGTGGAGAGTCTTATCTAGTAGGTGAGCGTGGGCCAGAGCTTCTAACAATGGGTACTTCTGGTAGGATAGCTACAAATGAAAACCTAAAACGAGCAGTTAATAGTGACGAAGGCTCTAGTAAGACGCAAAATGTAAATGTTAACTTCAATATTATGGCTAACGACAAAA